CGAGCGATAGCCCGGGTCGAGCTGCAGCAAGATCTTGTTGTCGGCGAGGCGCCCGAGAATGAACGTAAACGAGGTCGGCGGATCCTCCTGCTCGGGATGCAGCGCGCGCAGCTCCTCGGGCGTGTCGCCCCAGACCAGCTTGTCGCCGACGCGATAGAACCAGCGGATCACGCCCGAGCGCTCGGGCCGCGCGTACTCGCCTCGAGCGTCGAGCCACCAGGCGATCATCACCTTGACCCAGCTGTCCGGGTCGGGATTCATCGTCGCGCGCACGTACGATTTGACGCCCGAGGACGAGCGACAGCGCGAGAAGAGGTACCAGAACTGCCCCTCGGAAAAATGTGTTAGCTCATCGAAGCCGATATAGCTGTAAGACTTGCCCTGGTGCGCGAGCTTGCTCGCCTCGTACTGGAGGTGCCCGAGCTGGACCGAGGCGCCGCTCGCGAAGACGGCTTTGAACACCGGCGACTCGGTCAGGCGCGCGCCGAGCGCTGGGTACCACTCGCGCATGAGCTCCCAGAGCGAGCCGGGGCCCTCGAGCTGCGGCGAGGTGCGCCGGAACATGATGCCGCCCGACTTCGGGATGTCGTGGCAGCGCAGGCCCTCGAGCACGAGGCCGGCGGTCTTCGACGACCCGGCCTCGCCACCGTAGAAGACGATGTCAGCGTTCGAGGCGAGGAAGCGCTCCTGCGGGCCTGGCTGCGGCCCGATACGCAGGGCCTTAGTCTTCGCTACCCTCGCCGCTGTCCTCGCCTTCGTCCTGGGGACGTCGGCCGTTGTCGGGCAGGTAGAACTGGACTGTAGTGACGCTGTCATCGTTGGTCGCGCCGCCGGCGACGCCTCCGCGCACGGTCACAGCCGCTGCGGCGTGCATCGCGGCGAGCCCGTAGATCTTGGGGTATTTGCGCTCGAGCGACCACGCCGCCGCGCGCCAGTCGCCGTCGATGCGGCCGAGCTGCGCGCGCGTAATCACCGCCTGCGAGCGGATCGCGTCCTCGGCCTGCAGCTGCCGGACCTTGATGGTAAACGCCGCGTACGGCTTCACGCCCTCGTCGCCGAGGTCCAGCCAGTTCTTGAACGTACGCCACTCGATGCCCGCCGCCTCGGCCGCGTGCACCTGGAAGGCGCCCGTACGCAGATGCCGCAGGATGGTCTCCTCGACCTCCGGCTTCAGCTTGTACGGGCCCCGGGGCCCACGGCGCTTGCGCTTGTCGGTCATCCCTGTCTCGTAGCCTTGTCGCCGGTCACCTTTTGCCAGCGCTCGACGATGACATCGCAATACTCCGGTGCGATCTCTAGCGCCACGCAGCTGCGCCCGAGGTGCTCGGCGGCAATCAGCGTCGTGCCCGAGCCGCAGAACGGATCGTATACGACATCACCCGACTGCCCGTGGTTGCGTATCGGCCTCGCCATGCACTCGATGGGCTTCTGCGTCGAGTGCACCGTGTCGTCCTGCACCTGACCGTCGCGCAGCGCGATGTCCCATATCGTCGACTGCGTGCGGTCGCCCGACCAGCGCGCCGACTTGCCGTCGCGCACTGCGTACCAGGCCGGCTCGTGCTGGTAGTGGTAGGCGCCGCGGCCGATGATGAGCCGAGGCTTACGCCAGATGATTTGCGAGCGGCGTAGGAAGCCCGCCGACTCGAGGTCGAATGCGACCGCCGGGCTGAGCAGCGATCCGCTCCAGACGTACGCGACGTCGCCGGCGAACAGCTTCCAGGCCTCGAGCCACGACGCTGCGGGCCCGTCGTTCTCGACCTTTCCCATGCGCTTGCCGTTGTAGCCCTTGCTCAGCGGACGGCCGTCCGGGCCCTTGGTGCGCTTGCGCCACTCGGCGTCGTAGTTCACGCCGTATGGCGGATCTGTCACCATCAGGAACGGCGCGAGGCTTGCTCGAGCAAGCGCGACCGCGTGCTCGTCCGTGCAGTCGCCGCAGACGAGGCGGTGCCGACCGAGGATCCACAGGTCGCCGGGCTTGGTGACCGGGTCCTTGGGCGGCTTGGGCGCCTCGTCGTCGGGCAGCTCCTCGCCGTGCGTGGCGCGCTCGAGCTCCCGCATGTCCTTCTCGCCCCAGCCCGCAATCATCTGGTCGCCGAGGTCGTAGGAGGTCAGCAGCTGGTGCAGCTCGGGCGTGTCCCATTCGGCGAGCTCACCCAGGCGATTGTCGGCGAGCGCTAGCAGGTGCGCCTCGCGCTCCGACAGGTCGAGGAAGCGTACGGGTACCTCGGTCAGCTTCAGCTGCGTCGCCGCCTTCCATCGCGTGTGCCCGGCGATGATCTCGCGCGTCTCGCGGCGAGCCACGATGGGCGCCGCGAAGCCGAAGCGCTTGATGCTCTCGGCGACGCGCACGACGGGCTCGCCGTCGTTGTTCCTCGGATTCTTCGGCCAGGCTTTGAGCGTCGCCGGGTCGACCATTTCAGCTGCGAGATTCGGCTCGGTCATAGATCTTCCTTGGCAGCGGCGAGCGCTGCGAGTGCGACGTTGAGCACGCGCTCGGCCTCCGGGCGTGACTCGTAGACGCCGAGGTACTTACCCTTCAGCCGCACGTGGTAGCGCAGCGCGCCGCTCACGCTGCGACGCGGCATGATGCTGCCGGTGTTGTTGCGCCGGCGTACGCCGAGGATCGGTGCGCGCGCGCCCATCAGCCCTCCTCGCCGTCCGTAATCGCTACCGCTGGTTTGTCGTCGTCCACGTCGCCCTCCCAATTGTGTTAGATGTCGCCTGGGGCCAGGGCACACCGTTGCGAGGTCGCGCCTCGTAGATCGGCGAACTGGCCCCGTTCATCATCGGTCGCTCGGCGGTCGCCACCGCGCGTACTCGGCCTCGAATCCTCGACGCTTGAGCGCGCGCAGCCGACACGGCTTGCACGACTGCGGTCGCTGCGCCTCGTACGTCGAGAGCTGCATCTCGCGCTTGGTGCCGCAGGCGCACTCGAGCTCCACCCACTTGGTACCGCGCCGCATGAAATGCCGCACGGTCTGCATGCGCGGCTCAGCCGCCGGCGGCGCGAGCACGCACAGCCTCGGCCATTCGGCGACGCACTTCTTGCAGAGGCCCGCATAGCGGCGCATCGCCTCGAGCAGCAGCCCACAGCTGCGGCAGTGCGTCGGCTTCGCCGGCACGGGCTTGAGCTTGAAGGGCGAAACATCGTCACCGTTCGCTCCTGCGCGATCCTGAATTTTGACCCTCATGGCCAGTGCTCCGAGAGGATCCATCGCTCGGCTGTCATGTCCTCGTTCGCATCGAGTCGCTTGATTTCGAGCGCGACGAAGTCGGTCTCGCCCTGCTTGGTGCCCGACTCACCTCGACCAAACGATGGGCGCGTCGCGAGCTTCGCCTCGCGCGTCACCCGAGCGCGCGACCAGAGCATGCGGTAGCGGCTCGCCGAGTGGTGCAGCGAGGCCTTGAAGATGCCCACGACGCGCTCGGCGACGTCGAGCGAGCGCAGGATGAATTCCTCGGCGCGGCCCTCCTCGTACGGTGGATTTTCGAGTGCGAGGTCGAAGCGCTGGTTGCCGAATAGGCTGCGGCCGCGCTCGAGGAAATCCATGCATTGGGCCTCGACGTACAGCCCTCGGCAGCTCGCCGTCGCTCGAGCGCACAGCTCCTCGAGCGGGCCCATGCAGCGCGGATCGACGTCGAGCATCACGACGTTCGAGCAGTCGAAGGGCTCCTCGAGGATCGGTCGGATCAGGGCGCCGTGGCCAGCCGCGGGCTCGAGCACGGTGCGCGGCCGCTCGTAGCGATTCGCCCAGCGCCACAGCTTGCGAGCGAGCCTCGGGTCGGTGTGCCACTGCGACAGCTCGGGCAGCCGCTGCTCGTGCTCGAGGCCAGGCAGGTATGCGTTCATGACGTAGCCTTTTCTGGTGGTAGACCGTCGCCAATCGGTGGCAGCTGGAAGTACCGGCGGCCGTGCCCACTCAGCGGGCTGACTCGGCGCTCGCCTACGAGCCGCCCGTCGCGCTCGAGGCCGACCAGCACCAGCTTCGCGTAGATCGGGTCCCAGCCCGTGACCGCAGCCAGCTCGACCGAGTACAGCTCGCCGCAGCGCTCGACGATTTCCATCGCGCGCGCTCGAGCGAGTGCTCGGGCGATAGCTCGGCCGGCTAGACGCTGTTGGTTATCCACGACGGCTTGCGGCAGGTCGTGGATATCCCGACGATGGCCGTGCCCGTTGTAGCGGGCGAAGGGCCGGGTCATCGCAGCACCTGGCTGACCTTGGCGGCGCGCAGGCCCCAGCGCGCGATGAGGATCGCCGCCGACTCGTCGGCGGCCGTGCGCTCGCCGACGATGCTGGCAGCGGTCGCCTGCTCGTGGGCCCGCACCTCGTCGCGCGGCGCCCTCGCCCAGCGGCGCCCGAGTACCGGCGCAC